TTCTGATGCAGACTACAATGTTGCATCGTTGGAGGTAAAAACCAGCGCGACAGCGGGAACTATTAAAGGCCCGGCTGGTACTGCCGAATCCGCAGCAAACCGTTTTTGCCAAAGCAGTAGCAATGCTGTTTATCAGGCAAAATTCACAAGCTCCAGCGGTAATGTGACCGCTGCAACTGCCGGTCAAATCTCGGTGTTTTTCCGAATGGTTAATGGAACTGATCTTGGTTTTGACCAAGCCTAGTTTTGGCTGAGATATTCATACCGAAGTTTGGGGGGCGGGGGCGCGATGGCGCTTCCGTCGCCCGAACTTTGCGTGATCCTGAGTTGCATAAAAAGTATGTTGCCTTTGAAAAAATACAAAACCGAAGGCAATCACAAAAAATATTTCAAAAATATAAAAACCGGAAGCAGCTAAAGAAGAGTGAATTATGGATGGAAATGGTAGTTCCAGCTAGGCTGTTTTATCGGTGGCAGCAGGAAGACCCTCATTTTTGGGAGGACGATAATAACGTCAAAAGAATCATAAAGGACAATCCAGAATTACAGCCGTGGAAATAACCAAATATTCAGACATTGTTAAACGAGTATGCGCGCTCTCGCAGCGCGTCTACAGCGAGTTGAGTAATGACGATAATGATCTGATTATGGTTTACGTCGATCAGCGCATGAAGCTGATCTGGGAATACTTTGATTGGCCGGAATTGAAGCGTGTTGAAAAGCGCTATTACCGCGCCTTGTACGCTTCTGGAACTCAATACAATCCCGGCACAGAAGTCTACTATCCGACTGAAAATAAATATTATCAGGCGCTCCAGCAAACGACCGGCAATGCTCCGACGAGCGCCGCTCATTGGTATGAATCCAAAAAATCATACAGTGCCGATCCGTGGCAGGCTGGAGCTTCCTATGTTGCTGGTGATATTGTTGAGTACGCCTCAGATGGGCTGACCTACGCCTGTCATACAGCCCATACCTCAAGCGGCACTTTAATCCCAACTGCAACAGGAGGTAATTCGCGTTGGGGCTTATTAAAAGAATTTGACCAGTACGTTGGTTGGGAGCAAACCGGCGAAAATAAAATTGGCGACATCATCGAGGTTTGGAACAACAACCCGCGAACCAATAACAAGGCTGTTCCTGTAAGCTATTACCAGAGCGAAAACGGGATACAGTTAATCGAGGGGCCAAATGTTGTTTATGTTGAGTACAGAAAACGACTTCCGATGCTCCTCTATAAAACTTGGACAACTGGTGCTGGATACGTTTCAGATGATGTTGTCAGGTACGAACCAAGCGGCGCTGAATTTGATCTTTATGTAGCCAACAGCGCGCACAGCGCTGACTCGGACAACGATCCAGAAGAATCAGGTGGGCCTTGGTCAAAAATAGAAATTCCTCGCGACTTTTCTGCATTCCTATCTCACGGCGCTGCGGCGAATCTACTTCAAGTAGATGAAAAGGAGCAGCTCGCTATGGCACAGGAACAGTACGCCGATCAGGCGCTGACGGAGCTGGTGGGCAGGATCGAAAGGCAGGAGCAGCAAACAAAACAATTTAAGGTTTTACATAGGTAGTTTTTATCATGGCAGCAAACGAAGAACTAATAAAAGGGATACAGTTTCTGTATCAGGTCAGTCGCCAAGCCAACATCAATGCTGATGCACATGAGCAGGCGAGGAAAGCAGCTCAAGATTTGGTTAACCATTTTGAGCCGCAGACTGAATTAACCGCAACTGAACCCCCAACAGAGGAGGAACCTCAAAATGATTAAGTCAAAAACCGTAATCGGGGCCATTGGGGCCGTCATCGCTAGTATTGGTGGAATAATGTCTGGAGAATTGGAGATGGGCGCTGGCATCAATGTCATCGTTACCTCTGTCCTTGCCATATTCCTGCGGCACGGAGTTAAGAAGGCTGAAAAAGCAGCTAATGAATAATGGGAATCGTCAGGGCCATAGCGACCTTGATTAACGCATTTCCAGCGCTGGCAAAATTTATAGAAAAGTTAAGCCAAGCTATTAAGGAAAAGAACGCGCGTGAAAATTGGGATCGAAAAAAACAGCTTATTGCTACTGCTGTTCGCGATTCTAATAATATCGGTGGGATGTCGGCAGACTCGGTTGAATGGAGTGGATCAATTTCTGAATCACCCACAATTTCCAGAGGCAGCCAAGGCAGCACCACAATTCACGGAATCGATCCTAAACAAGCTGGCAGAATATGAATACGAGTTGGAACGCCGCTAATGCCGGAATATATAACAGATGGAGATCAGGGGTTCATCGGGGTAAACATGAGCCTCGATCCTGCTCTGCTTGAACCCGGTCATGCAGCGGAGGCTATCAACAAACGATTCAAGGACGGTGTTGCCACTACTCGGCCCGGCATAAAAAAACTCTCTTGGAGTAATAAAGCTGAGAGTGATTACGAAAACAAAACCTATTCTGAAAATGAAATTGTAAGGTTTAGCGGTCGAAAGGCCGTATCAATCACATCCAACCCAGAGGCGTTTGATGTTCAAAAAGTTACTGACGGAATGGCGTTTACTTCCGGCTACGACTTTGGAGCTGATCCCGGCGGCTGGACTGAGGGCGCTGGCTGGGACATTGATGAGGCAAACAATAAGGCAACTCATACCCCGCGCGATAGTGGTGTTTCCAATTTAACCCGAACCGTCGGAACGCAGGAGGGGCATGATTATGTTGTCACCTTCACCATTGTTGGCTCCAGCGCTGGCACAATCGAACCGTTTCTTGGTGGAGTAAATTCAGTAGATGCGGTTCAAGGTAACGGAACCTATTCCATTCGATTAACCGCAACGGGAACCAATTCACTCGGCGCTGATAAGTTATCAATTCAAGCGTCCCACACGTTTAATGGTTCCGTTAAGGATGTTAAAATTAATGAACCGGCTCAGGTGCAAATTACAAACACAACCGGCCCGGCATCCAACCCTTACGTTGGGCCGTATTTTCGACGCACAAATGTAGCCACTCACACCGCGCCGGTTTCCTCTCTTACAATTAATTCCGGCGTTGAAAATTGGAGTATCTCAAGTAGCTGGGAGGATTTAGGTTCACGGATATTTGCATACGCAACGGTTCATGGCGTTGGTGTGTTTAACGATCCAGAGGACACCGAATATGTAATCGTCGCCACGACTGACGGCATCTACGCCGCGCGCGAGGGGATGCTCTCATTTAAGTTACCCGGTCAGGCAAGCGTAGATCGTTCCGTGACGTTTGTGCAGGCGTTTAGCCAAATGATTATGTTCCGAGGCTCCGAGCTAGAACCTCTAATCATGGACAACATTCAAACAGGATTTGTTTCCATCGCCCAAACCGACAGCGATCTGACCATTGATGATAACGACTTCGATGGAACGGATCAGATACCCAACGCATCCACCGGGATCTACTTTCAGAATCGGCTGTTAATACCCCACTCGCGCGACCTAGTAGCTGCCAGCGACTACCTAAACGTGACAAGGTATCAGCCGGTTCTGTCTAATTTTAGAATTAATCAGGGATCAGAAGATGAGCTGGTGGCGCTGCATAAATTCGATGCCTCAACAGTTTTGTGTTTCAAATCCAATTCAATCTACATGGTGCGAAACATTTACGGGAATCTGACAGACATAGTTCTTGATGAGCTTACCAGCGCCTATGGATGTTTTGCCGCAAAGAGTATTGTCTCAGTTGGGCGTGATGTTTGGTTTCTGTCTGAGAAGCGCGGAATTTGTAGCCTTGGAATAACTCAAAGCGGCGCGGTGCAGGGAGTCGATAAGGCTGTTAGTGAGCCGATCCAGCCGATCATAGATCGAATTAATTGGAACTACGCCCACAATGCCGTCAGCGCCTATCATAACAATCGCTTCTATTGCGCGCTGCCCATAGATGGATCGAGCAGTTTAAACTGTGTGGCAGTTTACGATTTTGCCAATGGTTCATGGAGCGGCATAGATGAAGGATTTACCGTTAAGGAATTTGTTCAGCCAAAAATCGCAGGGAGAAAACGACTCTGCTTTCTCGATGAAAACAACACCATCAGTCTTTATGATGATGATGATTTTGGTGGGCTGAAAGATGAATCCGTAAACGCGACAGCCGCCATCGCCGCAAGTACGAACAGAGGTAAAACTGTTCTTACCGCGATCTCCGACAAGCTGGTAACTCGCGGTTACAATTTAAAAAACATGGAGCGCAAGCGCTGGCATTCTGCGCGCGTATGCACCCAATCACTTAATCCGAGCTTTACCGTTCGCGCCCTGGTGGATGGGGTTGAGGAGAATGAAACCGTAAAGGGGCCAATCACTTTTGATCGGTCAAAATATGATAAACCATTTTATCAGGTTGACTTTGTGACCTCCAATGTGAATCAGGATTTTAACACAAAGTATCGCCAAGATTACTCGATTATGTTGACCAGCGATTCAGATGCTTTGTGGTTATCAAAAGATAACGCTGATGGAGCTGGCGTGTATCCAGATCAAATGCAGGAGGCTCAAAACAAAGTGCGCTTAAAGCAGGAGGGTCGCTACATCCAGATCGATGTCCGAAACACTCAGGGCAAAATAAAAGTCAACTCGGTCTTGGTTGATGGGTTGCAAAAATCAATGAACATAAACAAGGAACTTTAAAATGCCATTAACAGTCACAGTTGAAGCCAATGAATCATTTCCAGCCAATGAGGCTCTTACGCTCGCCAAATTAAGAAACGCCGCCAAGCCCAGCGTGGCCATCAGCGGATCGGTTGGCGCGGATGATTTAACAAACAACTCAGTCAAACAATCCTACATTCAAAACGATGCTGTAAGCCTCGATAAACTCGCTCACTTCACCAGCTCTGGATCAACGCAGGGGCGCGGTTACATCATAACATCAGGATCAGGATCAGACGGCGCGCCGGTAGAGCTTTACGCCGGGGGAACCAAGGCCATCATGGCTGGTGATAATTCCAATAACTTGGTCAGCCGCACATTGCAGGCATGGGATTCGGGGGACCGTACGGGTAGCATGGTCAGTCTCGTTGATTTAAATTCTAATGCTAATTTTGGGTTAACCGTAAACGCCAATGCCATTAGCTCCACCGAGCTGGCAGATAACGCTGTAGGAAACGATAACATCGCTGCGACTTCGATCGTCGCAGGCACAAACTCTGACGCATCAGTCATTGGTAAAATTGCTAATCAAGCTGGTGCAAAAAGTGGGGTGCTTGCCTTCGATGGATCAGATAGCGGCAAGATGAAAGAGTTGATTGAGCCAGCGCAGTTTCAAGTGCTTGCCGGTAATGGCCCAAGCGCCGAAATGGGATGGCGCTACATAAATAAAGTGCTGGGGCCAATTAATTTAGTTAATGGTGCAAATACTGAATACAGCGCAGCCCACGGCCTTCCGTCTGGGGTAAAGCCAACTATGGTTGATATTTTCATTGAATGCGTGACTGATGAATTCGGTTATGTTGCAGGGCAAAGAGTTTATGGAGCTTCGCAATGTTTTCTAGCTTTTAATTTTGTTAACCGATTATGGTTAGATGGCGATAATGTGAAATTTGAGTCAAATCTTCTTCGACCTTATATTATTAAAGATGAGGACAACACATACGACTATGTAACATTAGCAAATTGGAAACTTTATTTTGTGGTTAGTGCATGACGAATGGAAAAGACATCACGCCATTATCGATTACTGATGGGAAGATTTCCAATCAGGCAAAGATTAAACCCGCAAAGCTGGCTCCCGGCGCTGAAGCTCAAGTTTTAATCGCGCAAAGCGATGGCAAGTTTACCCCCAAAACAATTTCCGGTGATGCAAGACTCAGAGCCAATGGCCTGATTGAATTAACTAACAAGGCTCTTGCCGCTGCAAAAGTAACAGAGGCAGACCTAAACGCAGCCGGTGGAATAACAGAGTCAGATTATGGCAAGGAAACTATTCTTGTCAGTAACCAGCAGGGCAGGCCGGAACAAAAGACAGCAGATGAGTTTCGAGAATTTCTTGAGGTAGAACGGGGAGCTGCAAAAAACCAATCAACCATCAGCGCCGACATCATTACGAACGGAGTCGCTGAAACAACAACAGACAGCGGCACTTCCAATTCTACAACCGCCCAAACAACACAAAAAAAAGTTATCACGTTTGATGTGCCAAGTGACTCAGGCAGCTATTCAGCAGGCGCGCCGGGAACAAGCACATCAAACTATCCAGTAGAATTTACTCACAACTGCGGATATATACCTGATGTTTCTGTTTACTATAAAAGCAACAACGCGCAGGAATCTGATCCGTGGGAGGAGATCGATGCGGAAGTCACAAACACAACCACGACAACTAAGGTTCAAATATCCGCACAAAACGCACGTTTAAAAATTGTAGCATCATAAAATGGCAACGAAGAAAGTATTTACGAGTTTAGATTTTCAGTCCGGGGCAAAACTGCTCAAGGCAAAAATTGACCCACAAGCGGCAGGAGATTTAAGCGGAGCAGACCCTACGTTTGGGGCATCAGCAGGGCAGTTGGCTTATGGTGATGACACGAACCTTTACCTTGGTGTGGGTGCGGAGTGGAAAAAGTTATATAGGCAGGGCATAGCAATATCCACCGCATCGGTAATTACTTCCACGTTAGCATCGAATAGCGGAAGCGCACCGCCGTTTGTTGTCGCCTCCACGGACAAAGTCGCAAACTTAAATGCTGATTTATTAGACGGCAAAGATACCTCTGCTACTGCTGTTGCCGATAAGATTCCAATCTACGGAACCGGCGGTGTACTCCCAGTAGGTACTCCTACGGCAGCTAACCATGCTGCTCCCCGTAGTTACGTTGACAATGCGGTTCAAGGCTTGGATCACAAGGAGTCTGTTAAATGTGCGACAATAGCTAATATCACTTTATCTGGTTTAACTGGGCATGGTAGCAGTAACGCAAATCTTGATGGGCAAACGATAAAAGCTGGGGATCGGGTTCTAGTTAAAAACCAAACAACCACTTCACAGAACGGCATATACGTTGCAAGTGGTTCTGGTTGGTCACGGGCAGATGACGCAGACGTTGGTAGTAATCTGTTGCTTCCAGCGGACGGAGCATTTACTGGGACAAACGGACAAGCAGTTGCGGGGTGGACAGCAAGTGGTGGAGCTACTGCTGTATATGACACCAACAGATTAAAAATAACGGGAGGCAACGCAACTGCAAGTCTGACCACAGAGATAGGTAAGACCTACCGACTTAAATTAGATTTCATTCAAAACTCAGACCACAGGGGTGGAGCATATATTGGAACCACTTCTGGTGCTTATGATATTTTCACAAGTTCAGCAATAGAATCCTCTCAAACTGGATACACTATTTATTTTAAAGCGTTAACAACTACCACTTATATTAGGTTACACGCTTGGGACGGTGGATCAGAGATAGCATTTTATGACAACGTAACTTGCGTCCAAGACCACATGAATGAAGGGGCATTCGTCTTTGTTGAGAACGGCACAACTTTAGGTGGAACGAGTTGGGTTTTAAGCGATAAGGCACAAGGCACTCCTGCAACTGGTAATGCTTTTAGTCAGTTTTCCAAGGCTGGAATGATTGACGTAGAAAGCAACGGGGCAACTGCCGCTCCGTTGACCAAGGTTGGTGATACAATTAATTTCGCCTACAACACGGACAGATTTAAACTTACCAGTAATGCGTTAGATATAGATGAAGATGGCATTCTGTCTACTCATATTGCTGACGGCCAAATAACTCCAGAACAGTTGGTCAACTCCAGTTCGTTCACAATGGGCGGGTTGACGGTGAATGGGAACGGTTTACTTGTCGGATCGGGTTCAACGGGATCAACGCTCACTCTTAAAAACTCCAACGCCGGTATGGTCGCTGGAGACATTATTGGCAGTTTAGATTTTCACACTACCGAAACTAGCGGCACGGTAGATGACCGTGTGGGAGCGTTTGTTAAAAGTGTTGCTTACGACCAGTACAACCGCTGGGGGTTAAGTTTTGGCACGGCAGACTATAGCGAGGTGGTTTCTGAAAAGATGCTACTATCCTACAATGGGAGGCTAGGAGTCGGTACAGATTTTGGACACCCCAGCGGAACCCTGCACGTTAGCACGGCGAGGTATGGGAGTGATCTGGTAAGTGGATGGGATTTTAATAATTGGGCAACTTCTTCTTCAGCGAGTGTTACGGACAGCGACACAGTTGTG